TATTTGATAAAGAAGCTATCCTACGCCGAACCGATGAGAAGAATCAACTCATGCAGCAGGTTCAGGCTATGGAAGAGCAAATAAAGAATTTGGAGGGAGACCTCCAGACTGCCCAAAGGGAGTCTGTGCACGATAGAAAACGGGTTGAGGTTGAGAAGTTTAAATCTCGACTCGCAGACGTTGCATCAGACGCCAAAGCTGACAGAAGAGTTCAGTTAAACAATCTACAAACAAAGGTGAAGCTCGAAGCGGAGAAATTAGCAAATGTGCGAGCAGATGCTAGTTCTACTCCAAAAGCTTAGAGACATCTAAAGGAGACATTATGGACAATACACAGACAGAGGCCCTACCCGTAGCTGACGGTTTAGTTGACGGTGGCCCAGATATAGTTGGAGAAGTAAGAACGGAAACGGATGGAGAATATGTAGAATCTCCCGAATCGCAAGAGACGGTTGATTTTTCAGCTCCAGAAGTTGAGGTACAGCAGGAAGTGATTCCAGAGAATGAGTGGGAAGTCGAAGCCCGCAAGTTCCAGTCAATGTATGACAGAACCCAAGCAGAGAATGAAAAGCTTAGAAGGCTTGAACCTCTTGGTGACTTGTTAGAATCAAGACCTGACCTCGTTGACGTCTTACAGAAAAACATAAATGGACAACCACAACAACAGCCGCAGCAAGAAGCCCAGCAAGGTTTACCTGCTGAGGATTTTAACCCTTGGGATGCTTACTATAATGCAGAATCACCCTCATTTAAATTCAGAGTGAACCAAGATGTTCAGATGATGAATAATGTGGTGAACAATGCGTTGGGTGAGCAGAAACGACAGATGACAGAGGAGATAACGTACAACAATACTGTGAATGAGTTGCGTAACACATATAAGTTTTCGGACAATGATGTTCAAGAGTTTATGGGTTTTGTTACACAGCCTAAAGAGCAGGTTGGCTTATCGAATCTGGTAAAGCTATATAGGGACGTTAATAAAAAAGGTAACGCCCCTGAAACGGCACAAGCGGTGAGAGCCGCTCAAAACCAGCCACGTACAGCTGGAGTCCTCCAAGGAGGTTCTCCAAGTTCTCCCAAATCTGAAGAAAATAAGGTATGGGATAACATTGTAAATGCTGGTAGTCGTAATAGCATACTTTAAACAATAAACTGAGGAAGGATATATAATATGGCAACATATAATAATCCCGGCCCGTTAAAGTTTGGTGACCCCGGTGCGGTAATTGACAGCGTAATACCATCAAGGCGACTATATAATTTCAGTGATAGAATTGCTGATTTAGCCCCTGATGAGTCTCCGTTTTTCGTTTACCTATCTAAGGTTGCTAAAGTTCCAACGGACGACCCGCAGTTCCGATGGTTAAAAGACCGGAATAAAATCCAAATGGCGGACAGAACATTTGCACTTGATGCATCTCATACTGTTCCAGCCGCAGGTAGCACGTTAACCTACACCGTTGATGACGGTGCAGGCGCAGCTCCTGATTGGATTATTAAAGGTATGGTATTTGCAGTTGGCGAAAAGGATTCATCAGACAACAAACCCGAGACAGTTATTGTCCGCGTTGAGTCTGCTCCTGTCGCTGGTAGCACTGAAACTACCTTTACTGGTCGTACAATTTCCGCAGCAACTGGCAGTACTACTGCTGTTGTTGATGGTGAAAAGTGTACAGTCATTGGAAGTGCATTTGAAGAGGGTTCAGGTTCCCCAGATTCTTGGTCTCGTGAATTAGAAAATGGTAATGGGTATTGTCAAATATTTAAGACAGCCTGTGAACTTACTAATACTGCAAGGGCTACGGTTTACCGCGGCTATGCTAGTGAGTGGGACAGAATTTGGAATTTGAAGCTTCGCGAACATAAGGTGGACATCGAAAGAGCAATGCTTTTTGGAAACTCCGCAAGTCAAAGTGGTATCAACTATACCGATGGTATTGTTGGTCACATTATCAAAAACTCACAGTCTCAGATTACTGGAGCTTCCGCTCAAGTATCATATACTGAGGATAAAGGTTATTTTACAACACGTACAGATGCTGAAACAACTTACGATGTTATTTTAAGAGACCTTGAGGTGATTTTTGACCCGGCTCGTGGTGGTAGTTCATCAAAGCTTGCGCTTTGTTCACTCCCTGTTATTTCATTCTTTAACAAGATGGCAAGCTCATCTACTTTCCTATCAAGTGCTTACTCTGCTGCGAATCCGATGATGTCGCAAGCGAGTGGTTCTTATGGGCATAAAGTAATGAAGGTTGAAACTATTCACGGTGATTTGACGTTAGTAAAAGAACCTCTATTTAGAGGCCATGCAGCGCCATATATGTGTTTAGTTGACCTTGATAACGTAGCTTACCGTCCATTAGTCGGCAATGGGGTAAATAGAGACACGCACATTCAAACGAATGTACAGTCAGCAGATGAAGATTTACGTAAAGACATGGTTCTTACCGAAGCAGGTCTTGAAGTTTCTCTTCCTGAAGCTCACGCTCTATTTAACTTTGAGTCTAATTAATAGGAGGTATGAATAATGAGAAGTGCTTTCTTAGAACAGAATAGTGGTGTAACTGCTGGATTCAAGAAAAAGGTAGAAAATGTTACCGTAGCTATAACATTAACTAATGACGATAGTGGAAAAGTATTTATGCTTGATTCCGCTGGTGGAGCTTATTCCGTCACACTTCCAACAGCTTTGGAAGATGGAGTATACTACAAATTCGTAGTTAGTGAAGAAACGCCAACTGGTGCTATTACAATAGCAGCTGGTAGCGCTATTGTTAGCTTGGTAATGAAGGATGCTGGAGGCAATGCTTCCAACTCAACCGCAGGTACTCAAGTTTCCAATCTTATAATTGGAACGAGTGCTGAAAAGGGCGATTATATTAATTTAATGGCTGCTGGAGGCGAGTGGGTTGGAGAGTGTTTATCTGGTATTGATAACGCTGTTACTACTTCATAACCCGAATAAATAAGGGTAAACAGATTTGGATTCTGTGGGGGCTTTCAATAAAAGTTAGCCCCCGAATATCCTAAAATTTAAAAAATTGGAGACAACATGGCTGTATATGGTAATGTAAAAGTAAAAGTATTCATTCACCCGGGTAACCCCGGTATTGAGACTGGGGATGTAGGAACAATGGCAAGAGATATAAAAGATTATGTTGACACTTTAGATTCGACGAACAATAAAGTCTTATCTATTACGCATACTCAACTTGCTGGTGACAGAATACTAACTATGGTGGTTGGTGGGGCTTAATGTCCTGTCAGCACTGTAATAAAGACAATTCAGAGGGTTGGTTTTACTGTCGCGTTTGCGGTAAGAGGGCCAATAAACCTTTGTTTAGCCCTGCTATCATAATAAGAGAAGCGGGGTTTGCTACAGCTATTAGGAAAGACCAGATTGATTTTCAGGTAACGACTATGGGTGAGGACATAGAATCAAAAGGGGGCGAGATACGTGGCAACATTTAGCGCACAGGTGGTAGACCTTGTCGGCACGTTTAGTGATGAGACGGCTTTAGACTCTTTTATAACAGAGGGTGCTAATGAAGTTATTAATGCCATGCCGCGTTCTATGCAGGAGAGGGTAGCAGAAGAAACCTCTTTTACAAATACTACCACTTCTGAAGGTAGTAAGGTACTCCATGTGTTAAGAAATGATGGTACCATAGACCAGCCCTGTAGAAGGATACCGGCAAGGCATCGAGGTAGAATACAAGATTCTTCAGATATGCAGTATGCTACTGCTACAGACCCTGCTTTTTATATACAGGATGCTCTCGTAACTATATTCCCAACTGGTACTGGTAAGCTTGTTTCAATCCCTACTTATAACCAAGGCTCAGCTTTAGATGCAAGCAGCCTTAGTACAATTACAAATTTCCCAAATGAAGCTGAGTATCTTGTTACTCTTTATGCCGCTATGAAAGCGTTACAGCAAAATATGAGTGGCATGATGACCCTTACCGCTATTGATACTACAGCATTAGGAGCTATTACAACTGAATTAAATAAAGCGGATGATATTATTAGTACAGCTCAAGGAAAAGTAGATGCTTTTTATACTTCTATTGGCGATATTGATGATACTACAGAGTTGTGGGATGATACGAATAAAAGATTTACAGTGGTTAGGGACGCATTGCTGTATGCTGGAAACTTAATAGATAACAATAAGCCTCATGCAGACTATGATGTAGCACAGAATTTATTAGATATAAACGCAGCCCTTGACGGGATGCAGGCTCATTTAGCTGATGG